ACAATGGAAGAGAAGTGTAGCAGGAAAACCAACTAAACCTATAGGTGTAAAACATAAAAAGAAAACAGATATCAAGTCAGTTGCAAAAAATGCAAATGGGGATGGGTTGGAAGATTTATTCGGAGATTTGTTTAAGGACAAAAAATGATAATAGAAATAATATTACTTGTTTTATTGATTATTTCGTTGTATATTATATACAACTTAAACACGAAATTAGAACAATATGAATCACTATTTGAAAAACTCAGAAACCAAGTAAATCAAACAAATTCTAACATAAATGAGATAGATGTTAGAGGAAGTTTTTCTTCCGATGATGAAATTGGATTTTATTTTAAATACATAAAAAACTTACAAAACGAAATATCAAAATACTTTAACTTAGAAGCGGAGTAAAAATGCCAAGAAAAGCAAAAAAGAAACAATACTTTACACAAGATACAGAGGATGCAATATGCAGATATAATGACCTTGACCCAGTACACCAAACACATATTAGAAATAAAATATACAATGAACATATCAGAGCTGCTTTTGAGAAGTTAGCAGAGAATATAATTCATACTTTTAAATTCTACTATTTTGATGTACCAAGTGACGATGTAAAACACGAGGTAGTATCATTTCTTGTTTTAAATATACACAAATTTAAAAAAGGTAAAGGAAAGGCGTTTTCGTATTTTAGTATCGTTGCAAAAAACTACTTAATCTTAAATAATAATAAAAACTACAAGAAGTACAAAAATTCAGATAGTATAACAAGACTTGACTATGGTAGAAACCTAACTGGAGAAAGAAAACAAGTTGATGGAGTAGATTACATGACAGAATTTGTTGATGACATGGTTCAATACTGGGATGACAATTTGACAAAACTTTTTCGTAAGAAAAGGGATATTCAGATTGCAGATGCAGTAATTGAGTTATTTAAACGGAGAGGTGATTTAGAGAACTTTAATAAAAAAGCACTTTATATTATGATTCGTGAAATGACAGATGTTAAAACTCAACATATTACAAAAGTAGTAAACACAATGAAGAGTCACTACCTTAAAATAAGTGAAAACTATTATCAGACAGGTTCGTTTTCTGGTAAAAAGATTGATATAAGTTCCCTATTTTAACCTATTGATGTCTACTTAATAATAACAAACTAAAATAGCAGGAGTAGTAAAATGGCTAAAAAAACAGTAAATGAAAGAAACCAAGAAAACATCCAAGAATTGATAGGAAGTTACAAACTTTCCGTTAGTGGTGTATACCCACAAGATGATGGAAGTACTATCGCAGTGGATGTTGCTGGTCAACTGAACAATATTCCAGTAAAATACATCACTAAAACTGATGAAGATGGAAAACCAATGTGGGTTGTTGGTGTATTTTAAATAGCACCAAATAGACATTCAGTTATTTAAAAGGGTCTTTTATCAGGCCCTTTTATATTTATATATAGTAACAACTGGAACATATTATGTCTGATTTTGAAATTTTTAAGGGTAAAACCCTCTCATCTTTATTTAAAGATATTCACGATAACTCTGTTGAAAAGAAAGACCAAATAGAGGTATTGATAAAAAAACTTGAACCACTCATCAAGAACCTTGGTGATGCTACTATCGTTGTACCCTTAATAAAAGAGTATTTAGATGTTAGTGTAAAAAATGATGAACAACTTGTAAAGATAGCAACTATTGTACAAAGACTTGTAAGTTCACAAGCAAAAACTGGTGGTTCAGACCATGAGATGATAAGTGAAGATGAAAAGAAACAATTACTATCTGAATTAGAAAATGTAGCATTTGATGTTCAAGACAAGATAGATTCATTAGAGTCAAGGTCAGACAAGGAATCAACGAATGTCTAAACCATATATAGAAAGGTCCAGTAAAACAATACCACAAAACTCATCTGATAAACTTTTAGTTGGTAGTCAGCAAGTAATAAACGAACCAGATTTATTTTATGAAATTGAACCTGCTGAAGTATTACATACATTGACAACAATATCAGATTTAGAAAAATTTCAAATTGTAGATGCAAACGGAGACCCCGATAAAACTTATTTAAATTGTTGTATAGTAAGAAGAGTATATACTGAAGTAAATAGTTCTATTTTAGAAGAACGAGGTGATGAAATATATAAGCATACAACAAGACCACTTGATTCAAATATACTAAAAATACCGATACCTGGAGAAATTGTACCAGTATTAAATTTTTTGAATAGTGATTCTACTTTAAATACAAAAAGAAAAATCTCGTATTATATGTCCAATATAAATATTTGGAATAGTCCACATCACAATTCATTACCAAATATATCTACTGAAAAAATAGATGAAGAAACTTCAAGTGAAAATATAAAAAAACCAGAAGATGGTAATCCATTTGCAAGTGGAGAAGATATAGAAGACTTGGGTGAGTTTTTTACAGAAAGGGGTGACATAAAAAGAACTCAAATATACCAAGGTGATGTGTTAGTTGAGGGTAGATTTGGGCAACACATAAGGTTTGGTTCAAGTGATAAAATATTAGAGGAAAATCCTAATTGGTGGAGTGAAGGGTCTGATGAAACTTTAGGTAAACCAGTAACAATTATTAGTAATGGACAAAGTGTAGAAAATACTACAGAGTTAGACCCAAGAGATTTATATTCTTCTGATTTTAATAAAGACTCTTCTACTATTATTTTAACAGAAAACCAACCATCAGTATTAGATGTTTCGTATTTAGAATTAGATAATGAAGATGCTATTTTAAATACTTTGGACTTTGATATGTTATTAGATACACAAAACCCAACTATTCAAATGAATAGTGATACTATAATGTTAAACGCAAGAAATAATAAATTATTGGGTTTTGCAAAACAAGGTATAGGATTAGTAACTACGGGTAACATGAGTGTTGATGTTACAAACAAATGGGAAACCGTATCAAATGAAAAAGAAGAAGAAATGATTACATCTTATAAAATGGTTACTCCAGATGCTAAATTTGAAGCAAAAAAAAGTAAACTTGGACAATCAAATTCACAAGAACCTATGATATTAGGAGACAAACTTGTAGATTGTCTTATAGAACTTATAGATGCAATTCCAAAATATATTTTTGTCGGTGGTGGTGGGCCTCATCCAAACCAAGCAGGAAATCCTGGTGAGATTATGCACAAAACTTTAAAACAAAAGATAAAATCCGTAATTCGTTCTAAGAACCATACACTTGATTAGGAGAGTAATTCATGTCACTTATTAGTGGGTCTTCGTTTACAACAACAGACATACCAATAGAACACCCAACACTTGTTGATTTTATTTTAGAAGAACCATTTAGTGGTTCTTTAGTAGTTAGTCAAAGTGTAAGAGTTGAAGTAAGTGGTAGTGAAGACTCTTTCTTTCTTGGAAAAGTTTCTAATTACGATAGTGGTAGTTTAGAGTTACAGATAGAAAGTGTAGAAAACAAAACAGAAGGAAACTTTTCAGACTGGATTATAGTAAAAACTTTGGGTGGTCTACGAAGTACTGCAAGAAAAACACCACTTGAAACTGCTGAAGAAGTTCTAAATGGATATAATGATATTGAAGGATTAGTAAACGATGGAAAGTTACCGAGTGTAGGTGGATTTGACCAATTATCAAAGTCTTTAGCAGGAATTAATTCTGTAGGAGTTGGAGTTACAAACGAAGCATTAAAACAAGGAATGATTAATGGTTTTTTAAAATGCTACAAGCAACAATCAAAACTACCATCTGGGTTTGCAGTAGAAGCAGCATGTTTTTTAAAAGGAGTGTGTCTTGCAAGAGTAATACATAAATTTGCACAAGCACATTTATCCATAGCAGATTCGGAGTTACCTAATTTAAAATTACCACCAGGTATTCCATCAGTGCCACCAGGAGTAACAACTGGGACACAAGGTGTAATAAAAGGAACTGAGAGAGGAAAACATATAGGTAAACCATTATTTATAAAACCTGCTATTGAAATTTTACTTGGTATTGCATTTGTAAAAACATATGTAAAATCAAAAAAACCAGGGTTTACAATAGAAAGGGCAAGAGAATTACAAGCAACGGAATTTGCAAAAGCATTAAAAAATTATTTTAAAACTACAATTGTTATTGGAGTTAACGACCATAATAAAGTATTATTCGGGCCATCCGTTGGTGTAGCTGGATACTTTAATGGTACTACAGTTTCTCCAGTTGGATTGATTCCTCTTACTGGGTTTAGTATTGCAGTAGGAAAAATAAGTAATCCAGAACTAACAGACGACCCTTTAAAGAATTTTATTGAAGATTACAAAGAAATGATGAAAGAACAATCAGAAATAAAAGCAGGTACACCAATAGAAGTTGCTCAATTAAAGATGGCAAAAAGAGTAGCATCTGCTGTGTTGAAACTATTTAATAGTATAGAAATAGAAGGAAATCATTTTGCCCCTTTGATGTTGAGTATGCCAGGTCAAACGGGAGTGGGTACAATAGCAGGCCCTCCTCCAGTACCATCACCAGCAACAATAGTGGCACCATTTCCACCAATACCTGGAACAAATAAAGGTAAGTGGGGAATAGAAGTAGGCAAGGGAAAACTAATACCATAGGAGGTTAATATGGGAAAACAAGTAAAGGCGTTAGAAACACTAATTCGTAAAGTTGTACGAGAAGAAATAAAGATAGGTGTTACTAAAGCGATACAAGAAGCAATGAATCCTAAAGTAAACCATAAAAAAGTTATGAAACAAGGAATGAAAAATGTACAACCAGTACAAGAAAAACGAGAGTTTGTAAAAGACAATCCTATGTTAAATGACCTTTTAAACGAGACTGCCAGTTCAATTGGAAACCCAATAGAAACTACAGAACAAGAAGTTTCTTTTGCATCACAAGATGCACCAGGATTTAATCGTTCTAATTTAGCAAATATGATGGGATATGGTGATTTTACACCACAAGGTAAAAGAGAATCTGTAGCACAACAAACTGCACAAAGTATGGGTATGAGTATGAATGATTTACCAGAAGCGGTTTCAAATGCTTTGACTAAAGACTATAGTGGACTAATGAAAAAGATTGATGAGAAAAAAAAAGGTGAAGGGGGGTTTAGACCATAATGGCGGGCGAAGCACAATATCAACCAGAACCTGATATATTTATTGAACCAGATGATATACCACCAGCAACACCTGGACCAGTAGCAGCAAAGTTTGACAAAAATGTTGCAGTTGGTATTGATTTACCTTTTGTACCAGATAATCAAGGTCAGTTTAAAAGAAACTATTCTCAGATAAAACAAGCAAGAGCAAATTTAGTTAACTTATTGTTAACAAGAAAGGGTGAGAGAATAAATCATCCTGGATTTGGTTCTACATTATGGAATATATTGTTTGAACCAAACAACCCAGAAATATTAAAAGAAGATATAGAAACATCAATATTTGAAGCAGTTGATAACTGGTTACCATATATTTTGATTAGAGAGATAATTATTAATGAGGCACCAGAAGATATTGACAGAAACATATTAAAGATAGCAATTGGGTTTTCATTAAAAGATGATTTAGAAAATTTTGATGAAGTCTTTATATCTGTAAATGAGACATATGGTCTCGTAAACTCAAATGGTGAAAATCAAAGTTAGAGAGAAAGTAGATGGCTGAAAATATACAACCTATAAGTAAAGAAGTAAAATATTTAGGAAAGGATTTTGCATCACTAAGAAGTAATCTTATTGATTTTGCAAGAATATATTTTCCTAATTCTTATAACGATTTTAACGAAGCATCCCCAGGTATGATGTTTATTGAAATGGCAGCATATGTAGGAGATGTTTTAAATTACTACATTGATAATGCAGTTCGTGAAAATTTATTATTACATGCTAAACAGAGAAAAAATGTATATGAGATAGCAGAGTCACTTGGGTATAAACCTAAAGTAACTTCACCTGCTAAAGTAAGACTACAACTTTATCAAACTATCCCAGTAAAAGGTAGTGGAGTAAATTCAAAACCAGACTATGATTATGCTCTAACAATAAATCAAGGTAGTGAGTTTTCTTCAACATCAAACCCATCAGCAACATTTATTACAGATAAAGATTTAAATTTTTCAGTTAGTAGTAGTGTAGACACTACTAATGTTAGTGTTTATTCTGTTGAAGAAGGAACAAGTCAACCATTATTTTACTTGTTAAAAAAAGAAGTACAAGCAACGGCAGCAACTTTAAAAACACAAGCATTTACTTATGGAACACCTGTAAAATTTGGTACATCAAAATTACCAGATAATAATGTTATTAGAATAATAAAATGTGTAGATAGTGATAATAACAAATGGTATGAAGTTCCATTTTTAGGACAAGAAACGGTATTTGAAGAAGTAGAAAATACAGCAAAATTTGATACTGAGTTAGCACAATATAACGATACTGCTCCATATATTTTAAGATTAAAGAAATCATCTCGTAGATTTACTACACGAATAAATCCAGACAACACGACAAATATAGAATTTGGTGGTGGTATATCAAATGACCCAGATGCATTTCTCATACCAAGCCCAGATAATGTTGGGTCTTCTTTACCCGAAGGATTAAATAGTGTTGATACAAATGTTGACCCATCAAATTTTATGTACACAAGAACATATGGTCAAGTTCCAAGTAGTACAACTTTAACATTTACATATTTAGTAGGTGGTGGATTACAAACAAATGTAGCATCCAATGATATAACAACCGTAAAAGCAATCTCAACTACTATTGATGATTTTGGAAAGGATATCACTAAGATAGCAACTGCAAGAGCATCTGTTGTTGTTAATAACGAACAACCAGCAACTGGTGGTGGAAATGCAGAATCACTTGATGAGATAAAACAGAACGCATTAGCAAACTTTGCAGCACAAGGTAGGGTTGTTACTAAAGAAGATTTTATAATTAGAACTTATACTATGCCACCGAGACTTGGGGCAGTGATGAAAGCATATATTGTTCAAGACGAGCAATTAAATGAAAGTGAAGTTCAACAGAAAAAAGAAAATGATGAAAAAACACTTAACAGAGTTGCTAATCCATTAGCAATGAATTTATACACTCTTGGGTATACTGGAGATAAAAAGTTAATAAATGTAAACCAAGCGATAAAGACAAATTTAAAAAATTACATTGGACAATATAGAATGTTAACTGATGCAATAAATATTAAAGATGCTTTTATTATTAATATCGGAGTAAATTTTGATGTAGTACCAATACCAACAGAAAATGCAAACGTAGTTTTATTAAGATGTATAGATACTATAAAAAGTTTTTTTGAGATTGATAAATGGCAAATAAATCAACCAATCTTAGTTGCAGATTTACAAAGAAATTTATTTTTGACAGAGGGAGTTTCTAATATACCAACTTTAGAAATAGTAAATAAATATGAAACTGATTCAAATTACTCTGGTAATGTTTACAATATTAAAGAAGCAACAAGAGATAACATAGTTTATCCAAGTCTTGACCCGTCTATATTTGAAGTAAAATTTCCTAACACAGATATCCAAGGTAGGGTGGTAACATAATGATTATTCATATTTTTCCAGATAACGATGCAACTTTATATGAAGTTTCTGCTTCAATGAACACTGGGATTGACCCGGTGTTAGAATTAGAAAAAGTAGTAACACAAGCATCAACACCAAAAAAGTTTAACTCTCGTATTGTACAGAAATACGATATATCTACAATTTCATCATCTATAGTAGATGGTACAATTGATTTAGGATTTAAAGCATATCTGAACTTAAATGTTGCAGAAGAATATGGAATACCGTACGACCATACAATTTACGCATACCCTTTATCAGAATCATTTTCAAATGGTGTTGGTAGGAAGTTACAAAACCCTAAGAGTTTTGGTGGGGTAAGTTGGCAATATAGAAATTATAGTACAAATACAAATAGTGGTGATACTTGGCTAACAGCGAGTTTCAATTCAACAACAACGGGTTCTTATAATGAAAATATTGGTGGTGGTACTTGGTACACAAGTTCTGCCGCATCTCAAAGTTTTAGTGGTGTACAAACAGATTTAAGAATGGATGTTACTGATATTGTAAAAGGATGGTTAAGTGGTTCAAGACCAAACGATGGGTTTATGATAAAGAGAGCAGATTCAGATGAGTCTTCTAATGAAGAACATGGTAGAATATCATTTTTCTCAATGGATACAAATACTATTTTTCCACCTAAGTTAGAGTTTGCATGGGACGACACAAGTTTCTCAACTGGAAGTTTATCAGAACTTACATCAGAAGATAATATAGTCTACTTTAAAAATTTAAGAAGAGAATATGTTGATGGTGAGAGAGTAAGATTTAGAATCGTTGGTAGAGAACGGTATCCATCAAGAAGTTATACAACAACTTTACAATCATTAGATACAAATTATTTACCAACATCTTCCTATTACGCAATAAAAGATGCTCATACCGATGACTTTGTAGTTCCATACGACACATCATATACAAAAATATCATGTGATTCTAATGGTAGTTATTTTGATATTAGAACCGATGGGTTACAACCAAATAGATATTTCAGACTATTAATAAAAACTGAAAGAAATGGACTTATAGACATCCACGATGATGGATTTTTCTTTAAAATCAAGAAAAACTAATTAAATTATTATGGCAAGAAAAAAGAAAAGAAGAAGTATTTCAACAAGAAACTTCTCAAAAGTCAATATAAAGTTAAATATACCTTGGAGTGATAAAGGCCAGGGTAATAAATCTTTTTTTAAGATTGTAGATAGAAATCCAGAATTAAAAGAGTATTTAACTAAAGAGAGTTTTGAAAAGTTATATAATACAGAATTTGAAGAGTTTTCAAAACAAAAATCACCAATTGAAACAAGTGACTTGTTTGGAGATGCGTTATCTCTTCTCCAAGGTGGTAATTTAACTTCAGAACAAATACAAGCTTTTTTAGGAACACTATTAGGTCAGACAACATTTGGAGAAATAACAAATTTTGAAAATCCAGAAAATAGTGTTGGTAATAGTTATGTTTATGCTTTTGGAGATGGTACACCACTTTACAATCCAGAGTTTATATCAAATTTACAATCTCAACTTGATGACCTTGGTATTAGTTTAGAAGATTTACAAGACCAGTTAGGTGAAAGAACTGATGAAAACTTATTACTACAATCGGGTTCAGATTCACTTGGAACACAAAATTCTAATTTAGTAGAGAAAAATGCAGCGTTAAGTGGTGAAGTAGCGGCATTGAGAGCAGCGTTAGCACTTACACCAACATTTGGTATTAATGGAGTAGAGAATACGGGACTACCAACTACTGAATTAACTGGTAACTTAAATACCGATGGATTACCAACACAAATAATTTTAAATTGTCCTATGAACAATGTTACATCAAAAACAATAACAATTTACAAGATTACACCCGAAGGAAATGAGGGTGTTGGTTTAAATTTAAATGTAATTCAAAATGACTCAAGTGGTACACCAATATCAAACAGAGAAGTACCTGCTACAGATGGTAGTATACGAATTGGTAATCAAGGTTCGGATAGAAACATTACAATGGCATTTGAACCAGAAAGTGTTTACATATTTGAAGTTACTGGTGAAAATAACGCTGGGATAGAAGATAATGAATCACCAAAATCATTAACTAAGTCTGCTATATTCACAACAATTGATACAGACGATTCACAAATTACAACATTATCAACAAATCTTTCTGATGTCACAATAGAAAGAGATACTTTAAGTAGTCAAGTAGCAGACTTACAGACTGATTTAACAGACAAACAAACTGAAGTAGAAGGTTTGACTACAGATAAAAATATTTTAGAAAACCAAAAAGAAAGTGCAGTAAACACATTAGATGGGTTTTCAGATAATATCGTCAATAAAATAAATGCACTAAAGTCAGCACTTGAACAAGAAGAAGTAACTGATAATACATTAGAACAAGTAAATTCTTTAATAGGTACTTTTAATAATTTTGTTCCAAATATAAATTCAAACACTCCAGCAGATACACCAGTAACACAGATACAAGAATTTGATAGAAACCTTGAAGTTGATACAGAAGATAGTTCTCAACTCAATCCATCAACATTTCCACAATTTTTAGGTGGTGATGGTATTACAACACAAGATAATGATAATGTATTATTTGACATAGAGAGTCAATTATATTCTCCTTGGTTTGATATTCCAGATTTATCATATTCTTCAGTACCAAATGAATTAGGAATTGATGAAGACAATATTCAAGAAAAGATATTAGTGGTAGTTAGACCACAGAGAATTAAATATTTAATTGGTGGTCTTAGTTATCCTTATATGTTAGCAAGAGGGTCAGCTTCCCAAGTTAGATTTAAATCAAACACACAGATGTTTTCATATGAAACTGGAATGTTATATGATTATATAGAAAGTGATGAAACTTGGTTTGGTCAAGCGGGAGTAGAGTCATCTACACCGATACTTAGCCCAGAACTTGGAAGAAGACCAAATTTAACATTAACTACTAAATCACAAGCGGGTGGTCAAGGTAGTATTCTTTACAATACAGATATAGCGGTTTCTGGGCAACGAACATCTTACAAATCAGATTTACTACAAGGAAACAACCCAAGAACAGCAGGAAATAGAAACCTTATGGCAATTTCAGACTATGGTAACTATGATGGAAATGGTTACAATGGTGTATATATGTTAAATGGTGGAAATTCATTTAGGTTAGGTATAAACCCATCTATGATACCATATAAACAAACCATTTTACCAGGAGTGGGTGGAACGGGAGTTCCATTACCAACAACACATACATATTCAGTTGGATTGCAATTTGATTTCATAGTAAGGAAAAATAATGGGAGTTTTGTTTTTAAATCAAGAAAAGTAACTGGTAATTTTTCATTTAATATTAGTGATTTAGTGGGTTAGAGACATGGCAGAAAAAACACAAATACCAAGACTTGAAGGAACATTAGATAGCAGTCTAAAAAATTCTGAGCAGAATATTACTTCTGTAAAAAACTACCCTTCTGGAAACTTTGGTTCTAAAGAATCTGATAAGGTTCTTCTTCATGTATATGATTTAATTGAAAACTATCTTGGTAGTTCTCAACCATCAAAAAAGTTTAAAACTAAACCAAATCAAGATAACAATGTTGATGTACAAACAAAGGATATATTAAACGATGTTGGATTTACTTCATCAGAATTTGAAGTTGAAATAGACTATATTAGATTGTTAGTGGGAGACCACCCAGAATCTGAAATTGGTGCATTGTATATAGATTCAATTTCAACATCAAGAGATGAGTTAATTTTAAAACCAGCAAGAGAAGTGGCAGATGGGAGTGGTCAAGTAGTAAATGACCAAATATCAGCATTTGAGGTTTTTCCAGATGGTACTATGGCAGAGAAAAAAGCCGTAGCAAGAAATAATGGTATTATAATAACCGATGAGGGAGTGATAGACGAGTTATTTATAGACTTTGATTTCAGTAGAAGATATCAAGTTACAAATTTTTTTGGTTTTTTGAATGATGATGGTATAGCAGAATTTTCAGTAAAATTAGCAACACCATTAGAACAAACTATACAATCACTTGAACAAGGGTATGTATATCAAAAAATAAAAAACTCTGAAGTAGTAATCGTTGATTTAAGAGAAGGACCAGAATCAAGAGTATTTAACAAACTTAGAAAACCTAATTACGATGTTGACTTAAACAAACAAATTGGAAATGATGGTGGTTTTAAAACTTTTAATGACTTAATTAGTACACAACAAGATACTTCAGATAAAGTTTTACGAGATGTTCTTAGTGGTTCTTTTAGTGGAGTAAAATTAAATATAGATTATAGTAATTACAATGAATTTGTAAAATATAGTTCTGCTCATGAAAGATTAGAAAATTTTGTTTATAAAATAGAACTACTTGAATCATATGATTCTGAGATTGGAGTTTTGCAAGCATCTGGTGGTGCAACTGGTTCAACAGAAGTTTTAGCAGATGTTACAAATTTAAGAACAAAGAAAAAAAATACTATAGACAAATTTACAAATTATGAAAAGTATTTATACTTTGAAAGTTCAAGTTATGAGAGTAGTTCTTTTGGACAAAAATTTAACGCCTCTTGGCCAAAATCAAATTCAACAAAACCATTTTTAAATTACTCCGTTACATCATCACAAGTAATAGATTGGTTGGGTAATGCAAATGACCAAGTTGGACAATATTCAAGTGCAAGTTTATATGATGCTACTAATGGTGGTGGATTTCTAAATAATGTTCCTGAACATATAAAGTCAGACCCAAGAAATAATATAATGTTATCTTTCTTTAATATGTACGGACAGCACTTTGATTTACTTTTTCAGTATGCATCACACATAAGCAAGATATCAGATAGAAGTAATAGTGTTGATAAAGGTATGGCAGCAGAACTTATTTATCATGTTGCTAAAAACATGGGAGCTGAATTATTTAGTGGTACAACATTTGATGATATATGGGACTATGAATATGGACATGATGTTTCTGGGAGTTATCAATCAACTGGTGCATTGGAGTCTATACCAAAGAAAAAAGTAACTCAAGAGATACTAAAAAGAATTTTAAATAACTTACCTTTATTATATAAAGGAAAGGGAACCGAAAGAGCACTTAGAGCATTAATAAATTGCTATGGTATACCTACAGATGTATTACGGATAAAAGAGTATGGTGGCCCTAAACCAATTAAATCTAAAGACGATTTTATTGAAGAAACATTTTTTGATGCTTCAGCAAGAGTAAGTCAAAATGACCAAATAATTATACCTTGGAAAACAAGTAGTAGAAATGATTTGTATCCAAACACAGTTGAGTTTAGATTTAAAGGAAGAAAATTATCAAAAAACGAAAACTATACAATTGTTAGTGCTAATGATGGAAATACTGCAAGTAACGACCATTGGAGAATTGGGTATCTTTCTGAAGACAGAACAGACGAAGATTTAGGAAGAGTTTTCTTTGCAGTAAAAAGTGGTTCTGGGTATGTATTTGAATCATCTTCAATATTACCTATATTTGAAAATGAACACTATAATATAGCAGTAACAAGACTTTCATCAAGTGGAGAACAACGAACAAACGAAACTGGACAATTTGTAGATAAGTTTGATATTCATGTTAAAAAATTTAACAATGGAAAGATTGCATTAACTTCTTCTTTTTCATTAGATTTAGATTCCGTTGAACATAATAATTTATTTCAACAATGGTCAACAGATACACGAGTGGTTTTTGGTGGTACTGGTAATGATACAACTTCTACATATTCTGGAAGTGCATCAACTTCTGGTAGTAGTATTATAACTAAAAGAGCATCTGGGTCGTTTCAAGAAATACGATTTTGGAAGGTAGCATTAAGTAGTAGTGTTGTAGATACACATACACTATCACCAAGAGCAATAATTAGTAATAATTTAACAAGTTCATATGGTGATTTACTTGGTAGATGGTCTTTCTTATCATCTTCTAAGTTTGCTACAAACCCAACATTCTCTCTTGATGGTCAGTATGACAGAGATGATTTATGGGGATACGCAACAATGTCTGGATTTACTGGAAACAGAGATGGTGATTTTGAATTTGATGAACAAACTTATTTTACCCCAGTTCCAAATATTGGACCAGAAAGATTATCAAGCACTAAAATTAGAATTGAATCAAGTAGTTTAGAGTTTGGAAACTTGTCACCATTTAGAAGAAGTGAAGTTAGTGCTTTTGACTTTGCTCCAGTAGACTCTAATAAACTTGGTGTTTTCTTTTCACCAATTGAAATGATAAATAGAGATATTTTATTTGATTTGGGTGGTGGAGATTTAGATGGTTTTATTGCTAATCCAGATGACCAATATAAACCAGAGTATTCACAATTAGTTAATTTAAAAGAATACTTTTTCAAAAGATATAATGGAGCATTTGATTATAGTTTATTTATCAGAACAATCTCAAGGTTTGATAAATCTTTATTTAGACAGATAAAAAAGATGTTACCTGCAAGAACTAAGAGTACGGTTGGATTTTATATTGAGTCACATATACTTGAAAGAAATAAACAAAAGGTAATGAACAAACCAGTAGTATCACAAAGAAACTTTAGTGATACGATAGATGTTGGTAGTGAAGAGAATGGTATAATAGTACCAAAGGGAAGTAAGAGAAGTTTTATAGGAGAATTTGATAAAACATTAGTTACTGAACTATTTGGAAACACTATAAGTTATAGAGGTACTATTGAAACAAAACTTATAAAAGAGGTTAAATCTGAAAAAAGAAATTTCATTGGTAGTTTTGATACTACTCAAATATCAAACTTGGTTGGTGAGAGTAGGAAGTTTGTTGGTTTCATCACATCAAGTAAAACTGATTTTGATATAGATGGTAATTTTGTTAAAGATGAAAGAAGTATTTTTCAAAATAGTTCAATTTACAACCCAAGAATATTAATACCATCTAAATCTGGCACTGTTGCAAATGGTGGTGAATTTAATGACCAATATTTTTATTCAACACTTAGACCAGACCAAGTACAACCAATTGGTAGTGTGATAACTGGTTCAAGAAAATCAGTTTTAAGACAAAAGAAAAATTTATTTTTTTCATCCTCTTTGAGTGCTTCTATAGACCAAAGAATTGGATACTTAAATAATCACTTTTTTGCATATTCACAATCACTTGAGTTTGCAGAATTTCAAGATTATAAACCTGGTCAAGATAGGATATTTTACATAGGAACCAAAAATACTGATGAAACTACCATAGATGGTGGACCAGTAGTAGAAGTTAAGACCACGAATCCTAATAAACTTAAGGTACAGAAACCTGGATTCAAAGGTGGTAATTTAAAAGTGAAGTAAAATGAGTAAAAATCTAACAACTTGTATATTTATTTATGATTAAAATTACATAATTCGGAGACAAAATCATGGGATATTTAGATAATTCTTCAGTCATAGTTGATGCTATACTAACGAAAAAAGGAAGAGAGTTATTAGCAAAAGGCAATAACCAATTTAACATTACTAAATTTGCATTAGCAGACGATGAAATAGATTATTCATTGTATAATCCAGCACATCCACTCGGTACGGATTACTATGGAATAGCAATAGAAAATTTACCAATGTTAGAAGCGTCACCTGACGAGACTACAACAATGAGGTATAAATTAGTCACCTTACCAAAAGGTACACCAAGAATACCACAGATTAAGATACCAGGTGGGGCATTAACATTAAACGGGCCACAAGATATCAATATTCCAGTACAACCTGTTACCTCTACACCAGGTGATATTTTCCAACCTAATTCAAATCTTGGATATACCGCAATATTACATAATAGTGATGTCGCAACACTTGAGGTACAAACTCCAGCACCAGCAGGAGATACATTAACACAACCTACATTCTTATCAGACTCCGAAGTGAGAGAAAGTATGTCTGTAACGGGTCTAACATTTTCATTGAGTTACAAAACTCAAACAGACGCAGATTTAACAACAAAATTAACTATTATTGGTAATGAGACTGGTGGTCAAGCATCAATTAATGTCACTTCTAAGAAACTAATAGTAGAAAACACGACATCATAAGTGAGGAGTAGATAATGGCACAGAATATGCAGAACATGAGTGCAGAGGGTTTAGCAAACATAGCGAAAGAAGCAGCAGCCTCGGGTCAAGACCCACAAGAAGCAGTAGCAGATTTCGTACAACAAACACTGGAAGCAGCACAAGCAGTAGAACCTACCATCTCATCTAATCTTGGTAATCTTCAGTTAAAGAGTACGAAGGGTAAAAAAACGAAGAGATTCAAAAACAAAGTTGCTGGAAATGTAAATATACAAGCGTTGGTAGAATCACAAGTTCAAGAAAGATTGAGAGCTATTGAGCAAGAAAAGAAAAGAATGACCAATGGTAAAGTTTTCTCAAGATTTGATACTGCAATAGATGTCGTTGGAAATGTAAAAGAAGCAGTATCAGCAGGCATATGGTCAGATGGAACTGGAACATTATCTAATTTCTTCATCAATACAACGCAGAGTGGAAGTACTGGAAGATATTTCTTAGATGTATCTAATCTAACACTTGGTTCTTCTGGTTCAGCAGTTCAATTTTCTGTAGCATATGGACATAGACAAGGTAGTGGTTCTCAAATAGTAAATGTAGATAAACCAACTAAAGCTATTTACTCTCAATACTCACAAACTTTATTAGCAGCAAATGATGGAATATTTACAATGGAAGGTTCTGTAAATACAGACGAAATTTTTATCTTAAACTTTGAAAGAGCACGCCAAAAAGAAAAAGTTGACCCAGGTAATTGGCAGTTAACACTTAGTGGTAGTTCTGGAACAGAAAATAAAGGTGGTCTTAGAACTTTTATTGATGATAGTGGAGCAACAACCAATCCTACAATTAACGAAGCAGGTAGAGTCTTTAATATTGTTAGTGGTAGTATATCATCAGGAATCAAGACAGCAGCAGCATCAGAAACTGGTGGTGGTGTTGGATTATTTTACCCAGACCAAGGGGTGTTGATATTTAACGCAGGTCAGTTTAGACCAGGAAATGGTATGGACATTAGTCTAAGAACTGGTGGCCCTACTGGTGGTATCGGTTCTGGTTCAAGTGTACATAACGACAATCATTTTAAATTCTTTTCAGCAGTAAGTGCATCAGGAGCAGCAGGAAGTGGATTCCAAGCAAGGAATGAAGAAGATGTAACATCAACTCATTACTTTGTTAGAGTTAGAAACCAAGAGTTTAACTATTCAAACAATCCTACCTTTACAAGTGGTTCAAATGGTTCGTTTAGATTTTCAACAATGAAAGATGACCCAAGAGTATATATAACAAGTGTAGGTTTATATGATGATGCAAATCAACTCTTGGCTACAGCAAAATTATCTAAACCTCAACTTAAATCATTTGCAAAAGAATTGTTAGTGAAAGTTAAACTTGATTACTAATATGACTATATATGGATATCAAAGTTTTCCAATCAATAGACCCAAGTGATTTTCAGGTAACACCCTTTGTAGCGACAAAAACTATATCTATAACAGACGATACATATACAAACAATGGGTCAATGTTATTTCGTGGTGTATATAAACAATCACGATTTCAAGAACAAGGTTTTTATCTACATAACATTTCTTCGTCAGCATATAACAGAGATTCGTTAGGAACTGATTATGGTTTGACATCAAATGGAGATGGTGTTGATGTTAATTATCATTTTATAAAACAACGATTTTATGGTTCACAAAATCCATACGAAAGTTTTGGTGGTAATAACGATGAAGAAGATAGATTTCTTGGTTCAAGAGTAAATTTAATTTCAGTTCCATATAATGTAGTTGGTGAGGGATTTACACCAGGAACCATTAACATAACTGATAGTAGTACTGGAACAGATAGAACTTTTAGTGATGATAAAAAAGGAAACTTGATTGACAACTCTGTAACTAATTTAGCACCATCATCTTCTTTAGTAACTCATTTTAATTTCAATGGGGAGTTCATTGATGGTATGAATCTATCATTAGAATTACAAGATACTAACAAAAAACTTGGAGAGTATTTTGAATCAAATGATAAAAAAGGTATGACTGCAAAAAACGGAGAAGATACTGATTTAAAACTTTACAATATTTCATATGAAACTGGAAAATGGGGATTAGCAGCAAAGTTTAGTGGTTCAAAGTGTTATGGTAAAGTAGATGATTCTAAATATTTTGACTTTCCAAGAGATTATGATTTCGCAGTATCCATGTGGGTAAAAATACCACCATCGCAATCATATACTACAAATTCATCTAATTTTATAGTAGGAAAAAATGGTAATGGTATAGCAACAATAAATGAAAATATTGGTGGAGAAAATCAACAAAATCAACCAGGTATAATTTCAGAAAGTTTTACTACATCATCAAAATTTCCATTTGAACTTACTACATTTAATCAAACATCTGCTAATAAAGGAAAAATAAATTTTTCAAGAAGAGGTGGTATGTATACACCAAGTACAATGACTACACAATCTTTTAATGATGGTCAATATCATCATGTTGTAGCACAAAGAAATACTGGTTCTTTAGAAATATATGTAGATGGTGTAATGCACGCAAGTTCATCCGATAGTACAGACGATAATACTCGTAATGAATCTGATTTATTTATTGCAAGTAGAGGTGGTGGGGGTAATGTTTGGGATGATTCTTTTAGTGGTTCTATGGACGATATAAGACTATACAGTTCAAGTCTGAGTTATAATAACATACAAAATTTATACGAGAACCCGTCTGGTACAAATAAAATAGGAAATGTATTTTACAAAGACGGAGCAATGGCAGTTACAAATCCATCAAGTTCATACGATAAGGTTTTTATAGCAACTGGGTCAAATGGTTGGAATGTACAATTTGATAACAAAGTGTCTTTTTATCAGTATGAAACAATTTGTACGGTTAGAGAGGGACAATTTATGATTAGTAATAACCCATCTCTAAGAAAAGAAAACGATATAAACTCTGAATATCTAAAAGATTTTGCCACAGGTTCAAGTTTTGAACCATACATAACTACAATAGGTTTATACAATGATGACTACCAACTCGTAGCAATCGGTAAATTAGCCAAACCACTACCAAATAATAAGGACATTTCATATACTTTTTCAGTTAGATTTGATGTATAAATATAAAACTTTATAGGTTGTTTGATATTTATCTATGAAAACTTAAATTTAACTGGGAGAAAACTATGTGTAAGTGTTGTGATTGTTGTGATTGTGATTGTGGTTGCAATTGTTAATAAATAAGTTAGGAGAAAACAGATGTTAAAGAAAATTATATTGGGATTAGTCCTGACATCATCTTTGTTTGGTGAAAACGAACTATGGAAGTTTTTTAAATACTCAACTGCTTATGGTAGTTTTAGTTTAAATGCACCAAGATTTCAAGACGATAGATTTGCTATTGTCGGAGGATTATCTACGGGTAACTTAGTAGTAGAAAGAACTGAAAGAGAATTAAAACCTGATTTTCAAACATCATTCGGTCTTCGTAAAATTGGTAGATTTCAATATGAAGCTAAAAGAGGAGTTAAGTCTGCAGGTAAAGGCGGAGTTTGGTATGATGGTTCAGAACAAAACTCTAATGAAAGTGCTACATTCGGACCTGTTAAAGGTTGGGAATATTTAGTTAAATGGTCAGAAGGTCGTCAATGGGGAAATGAATATCTTAATCAAGAGTATTGGGTACGATACATTGGTGATTGGACAATGGCTAAAGTTGGTTGGACAGAGTTAGGTTTAGAAGATATTGCTTATGGTCAAGCAGATATTAGAATACATTTAACACCTGAAGTTTTAAATGATAAATTACATTTATCAATCGGACTAAAACATAGACAACATCCTGTATATGGATTTGATGCTATGGTTTTAGATACAACTTGGTATAAAGGTCAATGGTGGGCTTTTGCTGAAGACGCATTTAATGTTGATGATAATATGTGGTACGACCCAACAATGCAAGATGAAGATGGTAATTGGATAAAGAATGAATTATTTGAAATAGACCCTCAAACGGGGGAACTTAGAAGAATTGAAGGTTCGGGGCCTTTTTGGAATGAAGGTGGAGAGTATTGGGGACACGATTGGTTGTGGAGAGATGCAGATGGTCGTATATTTGCTTATACAGATAGAGAATATTTTATCTACCACTTTCCAAGAATGTTAGAAGGATATATTAATGATAAGAAACAAAACTTGGGATATCAAAGTGAAACATCTTTAATATTAGGATTAGATTTTTATCACTATGATGAGAATTGGTGGATACATACTTGGGGTAATTGGTTACCTATGCACTATGGACATACTGATTATGCTTATCATAATGCGGCTCATTATCAAACTCATTTAGAAGAAGATAAAGACCCAAGTGAATTTATGTTGATGGAACCAATGTGGCATAGTTGGAATGACTATGACTTTGGTGCAATATTTGGAGTAAAAATAAAAGATAATTTAGGTGTCTTCACAGAAGGAAGATATTTATATTATTGGGAAAGACCAGCATATGATATTAAGTTCGGTATGAACTATCAGTTCGTTGGTTGGTAACTATAGAAAGGCAATAAAATGAAAAATGTATTTAAACTAATATTAAGTGGTCTAATTTTTTTCGGTTCAGTTCCTACTTTATCTGCGATGGATAATAATACTGGTATGGAAGAAATAAAGAAAAAGAAAAAGAAAAAGAGTAAGAAAGTCAAAGGTAAAGAAGGTAAAGGAAAGAAAGGCTCAAAGTGGGGTTCTTGGAAATCCAAGTGGAAAAAGAAAAAAAGTAACTAAAAAAAATTTTATTAATAGATAAACGCAAGGAGCGTGTAATGAAAACAATACTAACAGGAATACTTTCTTTGATTATATTCTTTGGTGCAGTTCCGACTGTTGTTGCTTCAGATATGAAGATGGCAGGAATGGAAGAAATCAAAAAGAAGAAAAAGAAGAAGGGTAAGAAAATACAGAAAGGCAAGAAGGGAAAGAAGAAAGGCTTCTTTTCTAAAATGTTTGGAAGCAAGTAGAAAGGACTAATATGAATAACCCGATAGCAAAGTTTTATCAATGGCAACTCTCATCGGGAGCACTTGATGGGTGGACATCTTATCACTTAGCAGCAGGTCTGTTTATTGCTAAGATAGCACAATGGTTAGGTAGTTCTGATTTTTGGGCAGTGATGTGGGTTGTCATTATCGGAGTGGCATGGGAAATTTTTGAATACTTCGTGGAAGGTACAGAAGAGACTTATGGTACTAAAAAGAAATGGGCATGGAATACTGGAACCGACTTGTTTGTTGAAATAGCAGCAGCATGGTGGATGGTTCTATAGGAGAAAAAAAATGATATTACAAATTTTATTTTGTTTACTTATAATCTTATATTGGTTTAGTGAAGGTGTAACTGAAGGTTGGACTTGGAGTACTAAAGCAAGAAAGAATAAGAATAAACTTATTCATCCTAATAATAAATCAAATGGTATAATGGATTATCATGGGTGGAGAATATTAGAGAATGTAGGAATATGGGGAGCAGTAATTATAGCATTTCTGATGGAAGCATCTTTCTCCAAATTCTTTTGGTTAGGTGTTGGTAGTTGGTTAATAGGAACATTCTGTTATGAAGCAGCACTTAATTATGTTAATAAAGGAACAATTTACAAACCAATAGATTATAAATGGCACATCTTGGGATATGATATTCCTTGGTGGGGTGGTAAGAGAATATTTATTTTACCTGCAG